GGGCCGCCGCTCGGGCCGCCGCTCGGGACGCCGCTCGGGACGCCGCTCGGGACGCCGCTCGGGCCGCGCTAGCGCCCACCGTTGCGGGACTACGCGCGAGCGCCATTGACTTGCTTGAGCAGCTGATCGACCCGTGAGCCGCCGTGACGTGCTCCGGGATGTCGCGCGATGAGCTGCACCATCGACGACGTCTTTCATTTCCACGGCGAGCCGCAACGGTGCCTGTACTGCCTCGAGCCGCTCGTCGCGGTACTCACCACCGGACGGTCGGTCCGCTGCCGCGGCTGTGGCCTGTCCTACGCGCTTGAGGTGCTCCGGGACGCCGGCACCGACTACATCCTCGCCGACCCGGACCGGTTCCACATCGAACGGTTCGACAGCCTCCCCGGCTGGCCGGGGGTGCCGGGTGTTCTGATCTCCGACCTCGATGCAGCCCGGTCGGTCCTCGACACGCGAGGTGACCAGTGAGTATCCGTCTCATGTCGGCGGTGTGGGACATGCATGGTCTTCCCGGCCATCTGAAAATGGTCCTGTTGAGGCTGGCGGATCATGCGAACGACGAGGGCTACTGCTGGCCCGGTGAGGAGCTCCTCGGCGAGAAGGTGGAGCAGGCGCCACGCACCGTCCGTCACAACATCGATGTGCTCGAGGCGATGGGGATCGTCGAACGGCTCGGCCGGCGTTCGCATCCGACCCGGGAGGGTCGGACCATGCAATACCAGCTGCACGTCCCGACCGATGAACCACAGGTCGTCGATTGGGGGACAGAGGCGACGCGGGCCGGCCGCTCGGTGAAGAACCTGGACGACGGATGGTCTCGGCCTGCCGGATGGTACCTCCCGGCTAACCAGCAACCGGTTGCCGGTCAGGAATCTGCTGATGACGGTACCGTCATCACATCCACGGAGAGTGCCGAACAGCCCTCAGACGGCCACGCAGAGCGGCAATCCGTTGCCGGATTGGACGGGAATGCAAACCGGCAACCCAGCGCGCCCAAACCGGCAACCCAGCGCGCCCAAACCGGCAACCCGTTGCCGGTCCCTATAAGGAAGAACCATCAAGAACCATCAACAACCACCAAGGCGCGTGCGAACGCCGTGACAGGTGACCCGCCGGAGCTGGTCACGGTGACGCTGGCGCGGCGGTGGGCGGAACTGAAGAACATCCCATTCGAGGGGGCACGCCGTTCGCTGGTCCCAGCCGTCATCGAAGCGTATTCGGCGTTGCGCCGTGACGGGGTGGACGTCGACGTCGACTTCCTCGAGCTGGCGGACCGGCAGGGCATCAACCATCCGCAGGGCTGGTGGATGACCGCTGTCAAGGCGAACAGCCGCCGAGGCTGTGACCGGTGCGGCGGCCGCCGCCAACTGGCGGTCCTCCTCGACGGCCGCCTCGTCCCGTTCACCGACGAGGACCTGGCCCACGACGTCGGAGTGGACCATCCGATCCCTTGTCCGGCATGTTCGTCGGAGGTGGCGTCGGCATGACCCGTCCTCGTCTCACCGGCCACGACTTCGCACGGACTGTCGATTGGATCCGGGCCCGCTGGCCGAGCTCCCGCACCTGGGCCCAGGACCCGGAGGTCCTCTATGCGGACTTTCAGCATTCGACGACTGTCACCGCCCTCGAACTGGCGGCGGCCCGCTGGTTCGAAGCCGGTCATGATCGGGCGCCGTCGCCTTCCCGGCTGCTCGCCGCCACGAAGACAGTGATGCGGGAACTGTCAGCTGATCCGGCGCATTGTCTGCATCGGACGTTCGGAATCGACGACGTCGGCAACGGCTACGTCGAATTGACATGCGCCAACCAGGCGTGCCGGCATGTGTGGATGGGCCGTGCCGACCAGTACCGGACGGCCGCCGAACAGCGGGTGTCCGGATGACCCGCCCCGCTTACAAGCATCGCTGCCGCTGGTGTGGCGGTCCGAGAGTTCACGACGGGTCGATCGCGGCCCGTGTCCTCGACCTGTTGGAGGAGGCCGCCGACCAGCGATGGTGGACTGCGATGCAGTTGGCAGCCCGTCTCAGCCGGAAACCCGACTCGGTCCGTAGGGCTCTCATCGACTTGAAAGCCGCCGGGCTTGTTCACGCCACCCGCACCAGCATGTCCGGACCGTACGAGTACGCCCGGAAGCGACGGCCTCGCAGTGTGGACCGGACGTGGCCGCCGACCGTCACCCAAGGGTTCCTGTGCTCTTGCGGCATGTTCCTCCCCGACCCGCAACGGGTCGGTGCCCGCCATCTCCTCTCCGCCCACCACGCCGATCACATCAACCCGGGTCGGTCCCATGGGGCGGCACGATGACGGCACCGGATGTGACGTTCCGGTCGTCGCCGGCGGCCCACACCGAGTACCGGGTGATATGCGCCCGTCCGGATCATCGGGGTCACTGCTGGGAGTTCCGCACCCTCGACGACGCCATCCGGTTCTGTGAGATGGAGAACCGGCATCGCAGTACCGGTTCGTCGTGTTGGCCGCATGACATCGAAGCCCGGTTCGTGGATTCGTGGCAGCCGGTGGAACTGTGAGGGTCCGTGACCGTTACGTGACCGGCTGGGTGTTCGGCGACTGGCTGACCGCCCCGTATCGGCTGTTCGTCGATTGGCGGGCGCTGCTGCGGCTCGACCGGGTGCTCGGCATCGGCGGCCTGTGGTGGACACGTCGTGGGAAACGGCGGGCGATGTGGAGGGCTGTCAGGTGAGCGACTGCATCCACGACCTGGCCCTGGGGACCTGTTCGCTGTGTGCCCGCCCTCGTGTCCCGGCCGGCCGTCGTCTCATCGAAGAACCGGCTGTGAGGACGGTGCGGGCCCGGCATGCCGGCGACTGTCTCCGCTGCGACGGTCCCATCGAGGAGGGCACGCTGATCGCCTTCTTCGACGGGGTGTGGATCCACGCCGACCATTTCGCCGACGGGATGCTGCTGTGAGCGACGTGCCGGACCTGTCGAAGGATGCGCAGCTGGCCCGGGCCACCACCCGGGCCCGGCGTTTCTGCCCGGACACGGGTCGGCCCCGTTCGGAGTGTGACTGCTGGTCATGCCGCAACAGCCGGAACTCGAGAAAAGGACGACAGGGGCAGCGGCGGGCCCGCACTGCGCTTCGTCTCAACCCGGAGAAGTACCGAAGTCGGGAAGGCAACGAGGAGTCGTGGCGGGCCCGGGTGCGGGTCGAAACGAAATCCGGGAAGCAGGTGCAGCCGATCGCCACCCGCTATGTGGAGGCCCGTAACCAGTCGGATGCTGCCCGCGCGATAGGTGATCTCCGCCCGTTCGTGATGGCCGCCGTCCCTGACGGCTCCGACGAGCTGCTCATCGTCGCCCGCCGGGACCTCCCCGACTTCGTCGCCGCCCTCGTCGAGGAATGGTCACGATGAGTGTCACCGACCGGCCGACCGTCCCCAACGACACATGCGAACACAAGGTCGCTGATCACATGCATGGGACTCACGCCTGTTACGTGCTGGACCGGTGCCGCTGTCCGGACTGTTCAGCGTCGAACGCCGCTTATGAGAGGTCCCGGTCGTTGTGGCTGGCAGGGGTGAAACCGCACCCGTACACCGATGCCCGCCCGGTCCGTGCCCACGTCAAATCCCTCATGGATGAGGGGATGGGCCTGAAACGGATCCGTGACGTGTCCGGTGTCCCGTCCGGTGTCCTGTGGAAACTCGTCTACGGCAAGAAGGTGAAGGGCCGGCAACGCCCATCGAAACAGGTGCGTCGTGACACCGCCCGCAAACTGTTGGCCACCCACCTGGACCTGGCCGCCGGCGCGAAGGTCCCTGTCGTCGAAGCCCGCTCGATCGTTGACGAGCTCATAGCCCGCGGATGGACGAAAACGTCGATCGCCAGGCATGTGCACGGCCCCCACGCTGTGGCGCTGCAGGTGGCGCAACCGCACCGGACGGAGATCACTGTCGGCCATCTGGCGATCCTCCGCCAGCTGTTGTACCGGCCGGTCCCCGACCGGATCCACGGGCCGACCGGCCGCCCGTACACGCCGAAACCGAAACGGCCCCCATCCGACGTCGACTTCACCACCCCCGGTGTCCCCATCCCCACCAACGCACAACCACCAACGGCCGTCCGGTCGGTCCCAGTCCCGCCGCCGCCGTCGATGGCCGGAAAGCTCACCTGCAGAGGCTGCGGCCGTCCTCTCGCTGATCATCGGATCACAGAACGGTGTGTCGCATGACCGTCTGCCGTACCTGCCAGGCACCGGTCCTGTGGGCCCGTCACATGGTCAGCGACCGGCCCATGCCGATCGATCTCGAGTCGGTCCCTCAAGGGAACATCCGCCTCCTCGACAACGACCGATATCAGGTGCTGGCGGGTGACCGTCTAGCCCGGGCCCGCACCCAGGGGGAGAACCTTCACCTGTCCCATTTCGTGACCTGCCCGAACTCCCGTTCGCATCGGAGGACCTGATGACTGCCCGTGCCACGATCGAAGCGCTCCGCGAGCTGGGGGTGGACACGACCCTGATCTCACTGTCGGATCTGACCGCATCACCGATGATGCCCCGCCCATGTTCGGCGTGTCCTCGGAAGGTGGATGTGCTGGTGTCGACGGAGGGTCGCCGCTACGTGTGTTTGGCGTGCGCTGAGACGATCACTAGGGCCCGTGAACAACGGGAAGCGTCATGACTGATGCTGTCACACCGGGAACGGTCACCGTTGATCTGACCGGCGAGCAGGCGATGGTCCTGGTCGAGGCGGCCCTGTTCACTGTCACCCGGTCGGAAGCATCGTTGGCACGCCCGGAGCTGGCGAACGAGTTGGTCGCCGCGGCGACGATTCTGCAGGAGGCGATTTCGGTTCCGGCTGACGGCCGCCGGCTGCGTCTGGTGAAGGCCAAGCGATGACCGAGCATATTGTCTTGTCACGTTGGTGGCGGAAGTGGCTAGGTGCTATTCCGCCGGCGGAGGGCATCGTCTATCAGTCGCTGATGTCCGGGTTCGGCGACAGGATGCTCCCAATGGTGGGTGTGGTCCTCCGTCTCGACGACGATGACCTGGAGCGCATCATCGACGGTGACCGTCACATTCTCATGTCGTGGCATGGCCGCACGATGCCCGTCTTCGTCGTCCCCGAACTCCTCAACGAAGGTCGGTCCCTGTGATCGACGTCGACGTCGACGAGCACCGGTCGAAGAAGCATCACCCGGTCGGCGACGCGCACGACCTGTACGCGCATCTGATGACCGACCATGGCTATTCGCCGCATGGTCTCGACAGCGTCGACCCGGACGACTACCAGACCGAACATCGCACCGATCACCGCCTGGGTCGGTCCGAGGCCGAGTCGCGTCGGCATTGCCCGTCGTGCACCTGCCGGGAGTCCTGAGTGGGGAAGAAACGTCCGGCGAACGAGTGGCAGATCCGCGCGGTGAAAGCCGAGTCGGAGAACAAGCGTCTGGTGAAGGATCTGCAGTCGGCGAGGGACGAGGCGTCGGGTCTTCGCCGCAAGTTGGGATGGCAGGAGAACCTCACTCCCACACAGAACAGTGCGGTCGTCGACTATCTCGACGCTCTGGACACTCTCGCTCTCGAGTCGTCTGCGAATCAGGCGATCCGCACCGACACGGTCAGAGTCTCGGGCTCGAAAACACGTCCGTCACCGAACGTCCGCCCCGTCCACGCCCACAACCTCCTCAACCACCAGATAGACCACCTCCACCAGCTGACCCGCTCTATCCGCTCCTGGCTCCACCACGGCCCACCAGTCGACTCCCGCCGGCAGGGATGCCGCCGCTGCAAACACGAACTCGACCTGTCGGTCCGTGACCTTCGGTACTGTCCGAACTGCGGACTCGACCGTCGCCCTCCTCCCGCCGCATGACCACTACGGTCACGACCGCCCTCACCTATCCGCTGCATCACCGCCCCTACCCGTGCCTGTGCAACCGGTCGAGGATCGAAGATGCGGATCTGGGTGTCCCGTTCGCGCTCGGCCTGTGGGTCTGCGACCAGGGTCATCGGATCGTCGGTCCCCCCACCATCCCCAACGGCAGCCATGCGGGCCGCTGCGACGTGTGCGGTCGCCGTCTGGCACGGACCGCGGTGACAGTCGTCGACCGCGACCGGACACATAGGTTCTGATCCGATGGTCCTTGACTCGTTCACCGATTGCTGTCAGAGTGCCGGTAATTCACACGACGTGCGCCCGCAGCGGCCCGTCGTGTTTCTCGTTCCAGTGGGACTTTCGCAGCGAAACTCGTCTGCTGGATTCCATCCTGAGAGGGGAGACCTTTGATGACCTGTCAAGTTTGTGGTGAGCGAGCTGTGGTGACGGACCACGTGGGCGGTGTGCCGCATCCGACCGGCGTCACGGCTGACGGGTTCGAGACTTGGAGCCGGTCGCCCGATATCCGGTACTGGAAGCATGACGACGGGTCCTTCTGCTCGCAACCAGCCTCGGCTGTCCCAGCATGACGTCGGATCCGCTCCTCTCCCTTCTCCAAATGCATGCAGCCTGCGACGTCTATCCCGAGGCGCTGCATCTCATTGCGGACATCGTCGGACTGGTTCACTCGCCGGCGACTGGACTGGACGAGTTCGGCGATGACGCGTCCGGGGTTCGGGACCGTGTCGCCGCGGCTCTGAGGGGCGAGCCCGACCCACTGCGCGTGTACGGCATGGCCGACTATGTGATCGATTACACGCTGCCCGAGAGCGACAGGACCCGGGCCCGTATCCGTCACTACCGCAACCAGCTGTCCCGAGCTGACCACGTCGTCTGATGGGCCGCCGGCCCCCCGGCCCATGCCCCGAGCCGGGATGCCCCCACCTTCGTCCCTGTCCTGACCATCACCTGGTCCGGAACCGGACGGGTGAGGCGAAGAGGCCGAGTGCCCGAGCGCAGGGCTACGACCGGGCCTGGGATCGTCTGCGCATTTGGCATCTTCACCGCCACCCCCTCTGTGTCCGCTGCGGCAGCCCTGGCACCACCCGCAGCCCGAACCACGTCGACCACATCGTCGAGCTCGAGGACGGTGGCGCCCGGCTCGACCCGGCGAACCTTCAGACCCTGTGCCTGCCCTGCCACAACCGGAAGACCGCCGAGGCCGCCCGGGCTCGGCGACACGGGGGAGGGGCGGTCGGAAACTTCCCAGGGGGCCGCGAGGAACGGCGAAGGTGAGCTTCTCCTCCCCTGTACAAGTCTGGAGGTTTCTGCCAGTTCCCCAGACTCCTCACATCGATCGGAGGTCACGGATGGCCGGTCACGGTCCTGCCCCCAAGCAGAAAGACGAGCGGGTCAACCGGACCACACCCCAGCGGGGCGAGTGGACGACACTCCCCTCCGACCCGTACAAGGGGCCCCGTCCCGACCTGCGTGGCGCACCGATCAGAGGGGCCCTGTCGGCATCCTCGAAGCAGGCGTGGGTGTCATGGTGGTCGTCGCCGATGGCCCACATGTGGACACAAGCCGAATGGTCCAAGCTGCTCCGGCTGCTGGTGGTCGGCGAGCTCGTCAACCGGATGACGAAGGACGGCGTCACCAAGGGGCTGTCGTCGCTGCTCACCGAACAGCGTCACCTCGAGGACGGCCTCGGCATCTCCGAGAAGGGCCGCCGCGATCTCCGATGGCTGCTCCCGGACCCGGACCACGCTGCCAGCACTGTCGCGGCGGAAGCCGACGAGCTGGCGAAGCGGCGCGAGGAGCGGGTCCGCCGCCGGCGAGCTGTGGATCCTGGTGGCGCAGCGCAAACGTAAGGGAGGCTGGCGCGGTCCCGAATACCCAGGTGAGTTCCCGACGTTGGGCTATCTCGTCGCCGAGTACATCGAGGACTCGGTTGTCATCCCCGACCGGGCTGTCGCCGGCGAACCGTTTCGGCTGACCGACCCGCAGCTCGACTACCTCCTCTGGTACTACCGCCTCGACCCTGTGACCTGCAGGTTCAGGTGGGATCGTGGCGGCACTCTCGTCGCCCCACAGAAATGGGGGAAGGGCCCGTTCTCCGCCGCGATAGCGATCGCCGAAGCCGACGGGCCCGTCCTGCCGGCCGGCTGGGACGCCGACGGCGAACCCGTCGGCAAACCGTGGGCGACACCCCGCATCCAGATCACCGCCGTCTCACACGACCAGACCGAGAACGTGTGGGCGGCGCTGGTACCCATGATCGAACTCGGTGACCTGCGAGCCGACATCCCCGACACGGGGGAGACCCGCATCAACCTGCGAGGCGGCGGCCAGATCAAACCGGTCACTGCCGCCCACCGATCGAGGCTCGGCCAGCGGATCACGTTCGCTGTCCAGGACCAGACCGAATCGTGGACAGAACGGAACCACGGGAGGACCCTCGCCGACAACCAGCGCCGCAACATCGCCGGCATGGGCGGCCGCTGGCTCGAAACCCCGAACGCCTGGAATCAGCATCACAACTCGGTCGCCCAACAAACATGGGAGAACGACGAGCCCGGCGTGTACCGCAAGATGATCGACGCCGGACCCGGATCGATCCGCAACAAGCGGGAACGCCGACGGATGCTCCGCAAGGGCTACGACGGTCACCGCGACGACCAGCCGGGCGGCTGGATCAACATCGACCGGATCGAATCCGAAGTGATCGCCCTGATGGACCGGGACCAGGCGCAGGCCGAGCAGTACTTCCTCAACCGGATTGGATCCGGATCCGACTCGCCGGTCGACATGGCCAAGTGGAAAGCCAACATCCTCGACGGTCACGAACCGCCCGACGGCGCCCTCGTCGTGGTCGGCGTGGACGGGGCCCGCTGGGACGACTCGCTGGCCATGATCGCCACCGAAGTCGAAACCGGCCACCAGTGGGTCGCCTGCCTCCTCGAGACACCACCCAACCCGCCAGACGACTACGAGCACGACCTCGAAGAAGCCGACCGGGCGATGATGGCCCTCTTCGACCGGTACAGCGTGTGGCGCGCCTACTGCGACCCGCAACGCATCGAGAAGCTCGTCGACCGGTGGCGTGGCCGGTGGGGTGAGAAGACCGTCATCGAATGGTTCACCTACCGCGACCGCGCCGTCTGTTACGCCGTCCGCCATTATGTCCAGGCGATCCACGCCGGCGACCAGACCCACGACGACGACCCCCGGTTCGAAGCTCACATCCGGAACGCCCGCAAGGACTACCGGAACGTGTACGACGAGGAGAAGCGCCGCATGTACACCCTCTCCAAGGACGCCCCAATGTCCCCCCGCAAGATGGACGCAGCCATGGCCGGCGCCCTCTCCTGGGAATGCCGGTCGGATGCGATCGCCTCCGGCGCCGAAGCGGGCCCAACCGAAAGCATCTACGAGACGACCGGGTTCTCGTCGCTGTGACCGAACCAACCAAGCCGGGTCCGCTCGCGCGACATGATGTCGACTGGCTCGACATCACCGGCCTCGTCGCGGTGGTGCTCATCGGGGCGGGCGCCTGGCTGACATGGGATCTCGGGATCGCCCTGCTCGTCGTCGGCGGGACACTCGCCGCAGTCGTCGGCCGGCTGATCTTCCCGAGGAGGCCCCGGCCGGCTGACCCGTCGAATGCCAGGAGGTCCTGATGGGTCGGCTCGCAACTGCAGCAGCGGAACGATCCAGCCTGGCAATCCCCGAGAAGTGGGTGGTGGACTGGTTCAAAGGCGGCACGGCCACCCCGGCCGGAGTGTTCGTCACCGAAGACACCGCCCTCCACTACGGGCCGTTCTTCGCCGGCATCCGCAACATCTCCCAGGACGTCGGCAGCCTCCCGTTTCCCGTCTACCGCCACCTCGACCCACGGGGCAAGGAACGGGCCCGGGACCATCGGATCCACACGATCCTCAACGACGAACCGAACCCGATGATGCCGGCTCACGTGTTCCGGGAGGTCCTCACCGGCCATGCCATCACATGGGGCGGCGGGTTCGGGGAGATCGTCGCCGACGGGCGTGGCGAGATCGTCGCCGTCTGGCCGTTGCGGCCCGACAGGATGAAAGTGAAGAGGGTCGGTCCCAAACGCCGCCGGCTTGTCTACCGGTACGAGGATCCGACGAACGGGATCGTCCAGGACTTCCGCCCCGACCAGATCCTCCACGTCTACGGGTTCGGATTCAACGGGGTCACCGGCTATTCGGCGGTGGAGATGGCCCGCAAGACGATCGGCGCCGGCGTCGCCGCCGAAGAGTTCGGAGGCAGGTTCTTCGGGAACGGGTCCCTCCCGGGTGGAGTCCTCACCCATCCCGGCGTCGTGTCCGACACCGGCAAGAAGAACATGCGGGAATCCTGGGAGAGGATCCACAAGGGCCCGGACAACGCCCAGCGGATCGCCATCCTCGAAGAAGGGGTCACCTGGCAGCAGATCGGCATCCCACCCGGCGACGCCCAGTTCCTCGAATCCCGCAAGAACTCAGTGGTGGAGATGGCCCGCTGGCTGCGTCTCCCCCCACACAAGCTGCAGGAACTCGACCGGGCCACATGGAACAACATCGAACACTCCCAGATCGAATACGTGTCCGAGACCCTGCGCATCTGGCTCAACACGTGGGAGGCGGCCGTCCGCCTGCGCCTGTTCACCGCCTTCGAACGAGACACTTTCTTCGCCGAGCATGTGGTCGAGGGGCTTCTCCGCGGCGACATGAAGACCCGGTTTGAGGGGTACCGGGTCGGCCGGGAGATGGGCGTGTACTCGGCGGACGACATCCGCGAGCTGGAGAACCGGAATCCGCTTCCCGACGGCAAAGGCTCGGTGTACATGGTGCCGCTCAACTGGGTGGAAGCACCCAGCCCCGGCGACAACGAACCGCCCCGCGCGGCACGACGGTCCCGCTCGGCGGAGACCCGCCGGCGCATCGCCCGGGCATACCGGCCGAAACTCGCAGACGTCGACGAACGGCTGGCCAAGCTCGAACGTCGGGAAGTCACCAAACTGGTGAAAGCGCATTTCCGGTCCGGCCGCCGCAACAGCCTGTCGTCGTTCGCCGCCGACCTCGAAGACCTGTTCGAAGGGACCATCCTCGAAGAGACCATCAGCCGCTGGCTGCCCGTACTGCTCGCCCTCGCCACTGACATTTCGGTCGAAGCTGCCGACGAGCTCGCCCTCGACGAACCCGATGCCCTCGACGAATGGGCGCAGTCCTACGTGACTGCACATTCGGCGTACCGGATCGGGTCGGCCCGCCGGCAGATCCTGGCGATCGCCACCGACCTCGCCGAATCCCCCGAGGACCTCGTCGACGCCGTCCTCGCCCACCTCGACGAGGTGGTCGCCGTCCGCCCGGAACAGGCCGCCTTCTGGGAGTCGATGCAGATGTCGAACGCGGCGACCCGGGAAACGTGGCTGCGGGCCGGAGTCAAGAAGATCCGCTGGTCAGCCCAGGGCGACAGCTGCCCGTACTGCTCGAAGCTCGACGGGAAAGTCGTCGGCATCGAACAGACCTTCGTGTCGGCAGGCGACGTCCTCACCGGCGGCGACGACGACGAGCAGATCGAAGTCAAACGGAACACGTACGCGCCGCCGGTCCACCCCGGCTGTGACTGCACCATCGTCGAGGGATAGGAGGCCAGCGTCATGGCCGAGCATCTGACCAAGAAGGAAGTCGAAGCCCGCCGCCGGGCCCGTGAGAAGGCCCTCCGCGAACGGCGCCGGGCGCCCCGGGACCGTGAGATCAGACCTACCCGCGACCGGCAGCAGCAGAAGGGACCCACACGATGAACACCGAGTTCCTCCGCGGCTACGTCCAACGTGACGCCGACGGCCGGGCCCCCGGCGAACCCGGCGACCCGATCTGGTTCGTTGCCACCACTGAAGGCCGCAAAGCCGACGGCCTCGACCTGCAGATGGACCGGCTCCGCCTCGACCGGTTCGAAAAGAACCCTGTCATCGGATACGGCCACTCGTACTGGGGCCGCGATTCCCTTCCGATCGGGCGGGGAGTTGACATCGAAGTCGACGCCCCCGAACTGCGGATCGCCGTCCAATTCGACCAGGACGACCCGTTCGCCACCCGGGTCGAAACGAAGGTCCGCGGCGGGTTCCTGAACGCCTCGTCGGTCGGGTTCGACGCCTGGGACATCGACGAGAACGGTGTGCCCGCCGCCTGGGAACTGTTCGAACTGTCCGTCGTGCCGATCCCGATGGACCCCGACGCGGTCGCCGACGTCGGCCGGGCCGCGTTCCGCGAGTTCGAAGAGTCGATGGCCCGGGTTCGGGAAGCGTTCGACATCGACCCCACCCCAGACCCCACCCCGTCGACCGCGGTCGACGCTGACGAGGCGGCCGCCGCCCGGCTGACCGTTGCCCGCAAACGCCTCCGCCTGGTCGAGGCGACCGCCGACTGAAGATCGAAGCGGCGTGGAGCAGCCCGGAGTGCTCGCCAGTCTCATGCGCTGGAGGTCGCAGGTTCAAATCCTGCCGCCGCAACTGATGTCACCACCAGCCGTCTGCTCACGCGGCGGCCGCCGGCGACATTGTCCCGTCCCCCCACCGTCTGCTCACGCGACGGCCGGCCGACGGCCCACCCACGAACGATGAAGGAGACCATGATGGACATCCGTTCACTCCAGCAGAAGCGGGCGAAGCTCGCTGGCGACGCCCGCGCGATCCTCGACGCCGTCCCCGCCGGCGAAGAACTGTCCGCCGAGGACAGTCAGCGTTTCGACGCGCTCATGGACGAAGCCGACCAGCTCGACGGCCAGATCGCCCGCGAGAAGCGGCAGCGCGAACTCGACAGTCGCATCGCCGACGACGACCCCGACGACCCCGACCCGGAGCCCGGCGACCCGGCCGACCCGGCCGAAGTCGCCCGGCAGGCGTTCGGCCGGTACCTGGCGCACGGCGAGCGGGGCCTCACCGAAGAGCAGGCCCGAGCCCTCCAGATCACCCCCGACGAACAGGGCGGCCACCTGGTCGCACCCCAACAGTTCGTCGAACAGCTGATCAAGTTCGTCGACGACATGGTCCACATCCGTGGCCTGGCCACCACGATGACCCTCACCGAAGGTGAGTCGCTGGGCGCCCCGTCGCTCGACACGGACGTGTCCGACTTCGACTGGACCACCGAGCTCGGCACCGGCACCGAAGACTCGGACATGAAGTTCGGGAAGCGGGAGCTGCGGCCCCATCCGCTCGCCAAGCGGATCAAGGTGTCCCGCACTCTGCTCCGCCGCGGGTCGATGAGCCCCGAGACGATCGTCCGCGACCGTCTCGGCTACAAGGTGGGTGTCACCCAGGAGAAGGCGTACATGACCGGCGACGGCGCCCAGAAGCCGCTCGGCCTGTTCGTCGCCTCCGCCCAGGGCATCCCCACCGCCCGGGACTCGGCGATCGGGGCGGCCGGTGCCATCCCGGCGACGACCGCCACCGCCGACCAGCTGATCGACGCCAAGTACACGCTCAAAGAGCAGTACTGGCGGACAGCCCGCTGGCTGTTCCACCGGGACATCATCAAGGTGGTTCGGAAGATCAAGGACTCCGACGGCCAGTACGTGTGGGCGCCGGGTCTCGCCGGCGGCCGCCCCGACACCATCCTCGAGCTGCCGTACGTCGTGTCGGAGTTCGCTCCGAACACGATCTCAGCCACCGCCTACGTGGGGATGGTCGGAGCGTTCGAGCATTACTGGATCGTCGACTCACTCGAGTTCGAGATACAGCGGCTCGTCGAGCTGTACGCCGAAACCAACCAGGTCGGGTTCATCGGCCGCTACGAAGGTGACGGCATGCCCGTCCTCTCCGAAGCGTTCGTCCGGCTCCAGGTCGCCTGACCGAGAACCCGGGATGAAACGGTTGTCTCATCCCGGGCCCCTCCCGCACGTCCCATCAACGAGGAGAGACAGTCATGCTCGAACAGCACATCAGTGTGGCGCAGAGCCTGCGCCCCCAAGAGGTCAACGCAGACGCCACCGTCACCGGCGAAGACGTCGACCTGGCCGGCTACGACGCGGCCACCGTCGTCATCGACGTGGGCGCCTGGGCCACCGACGGCACCAACACCTTCGAGGTGCAGGAAGCCGACGACGACGGCGCCGGATCGCCCGACACGTACGCGGCGGTCGCCGCCGCCGACCTGAACGGCACCGAACCGGTCGTGGACGGAGCCACCGACGACGACCAGATCTACCAGCTCGAGTACATCGGCGGGAAACGGTGGATCCGGGTGGTGGTGGTCACAACCGCCAACACGTCAGGGACGTTGCAGCTCGCAGCGTCCGTCGCCCGCGGCAAGGCCCGCAAGGTCTGACCGTCCGATGCGGACCCTCGGATGATCCCGCAGCCGGGGTTGTCCGAGGGTCTCACGCCCGTCAGGAGACACCATGAAGATCAGGTTCCATTCCACCTACGCCACACCCACCGCCCGGGCCACCCCCGGCCAGGTCCTCGACCTGCCCGACAGTGTGGCGAACGGTCTGGTGGCCGGCGGATACGCCGACCCGGTAGACGACGTCGACGGCCGCCGTCGCCGCCCCGACGACGCCGGGACGGTCCCGTCCGGATCCGTGAAGAAGGTGCTCGCCTGGGTCGGCGACGACCAGGAACGAGCCGCCGCCGCCCTGAACATCGAGTCGGAACGGTCCAAGCCGCGCACGTCGCTGACCGATCCGCTCATGCAGCTGCTCGCCGCCGACGAAGAGGAATGAGCCGATGACCGGCTGGGCGCTTCGACGGACCGTGGCGCCCGCCGAGGCGCCCCTCGACCTGACCTCCGCCAAGAAGCATCTGCGGGTCGACGGCACCGACGACGACACCCTCATCAGCTCGTACATCGATGCGGCTGTCGGCCGCATCGAAGAACACCTGACCCGCCAGCTGGTGACCGCCACCTTCCGGCTCACCCTCGACCGGTGGCCGTACGGCGACGAGATCCTCCTGCCCCGTCCGCCCCTCCAATCAGTCACGTCGATCGAGTACACCCGCTCAGACGGCACCACAGGCGTCATGCCGGCCGGCGACTACGACCCGGACGTCGACAGCGAACCCGGCCGTGTGATCCTCGGAGACGGCAAATCCTGGCCCGGAGACCAGCTCACCCGCGCCTCCGCCGTCCGCATCACGTATGTGGCCGGATACGGCGACGCCGCAGACGTACCCGAAACCGTCGTCACCGCCATCCGCCTCCTCGTCGGCACCCTCTACGAACACCGGGAATCGGTGGTCGTCGGCACCATCGCCGCGCCGCTCCCACAGTCGATCGAATGGATCCTTTTCCCGTACCGGATCTGGTGGTTCTGATGCGGGCCGGGCTCCTCCGCCGGCGGCTCACCTTCCAACAGCGGGCCGCCGGCCAGAACGCCGACGGGGAACCGGACGGCGCCTGGCAGGACCAGTTCACAGTGTGGGGCGCCGTCGACGACGAAGCCTCCACCGAAATGATCCGCTCCACCGCCGTCACCGAACAGACCACCACCGTCGTCCGCATACGGCACCGGACCGGCATCACCCCCGACATGCGGATCACCACCGACACCAGCCGCACCTTCCACATCGTCGGACCCGCCATCGACCCCGACGGCCGCCGCCGCGAACTGGTCATCCCCTGCAAGGAGATCACACCGTGAAAGGCAACCTCGACCAGGCGATCCGAGCTGTCGACCGCCTCGCCGACATCGACGAACTCGAAGCGCTCCGCCCCGCCGGCCACATCTTCCAACAAGAAATGTCCGACCGAGCCCCCGTCGGCGACGGCGACCTGGCCGCATCCATGCGCGCCGAAGAAAACGAACCGCACCCCGGGATGATCCAGGTCGGTCCCGACGACACGACCGCCTGGCGGGCCCACTTCCCCGAGTTCGGCACCGCCTTCCAGGCGGCCCAACCGTGGTTCCGTCCCGCCATCGACCACGGCACCGCCCCGGCGGTCGAAGCCGTCAGGAGGAACATCGTCGACCAGATCAGCCGGAACTTCCGACTGTGAGCGTCGACTCGGACCTGGTCACCCGACTCACCGGCCACGCCGGGCTCGCCGCCCTCATCGGGACCCGTGTGTATCCGAACAGGCTGCCCGACAGTCCGACCGTCCCGGCGGTCGTCTACCAGAAGATCACCGACGTCGCCGACGTCGGCCAGGCATCCATCGCCGGTAAACGCCACCGATATCAGATCACCGGCTGGGCGGCCACCCACCTCGAAGCCGGCGACGTCGAAACACAGGTGCATGCGGCGCTCGAACTGCAGACGTTCGGTCAGGTGATCCTCGCCGAACCCGCCGGATCCCGCGACACCTACGAACGGGACGCCCACCTTCACGGGCGGATCGTCGACTACCTGCTCTACCAGACCGACCTCACCTGAAGACACCATCCGCGGGACGCCCACGTGTTCCCGCTCGACCCGAAAGGAACCGGCTGATGGCCGACAACGAGTGGGTGCTGATGGAGCATCCGAACCTCCCACACACGAAAGAGAACCCGCCGCGGGTTCTCCGCCGCAGCTTCCAACAGCTGTGGTCGAAGAAGGGGTGGACGGAACACAAGCCGGCCGCCAAGACCACCAAGAAGGACGGTGACAGCTGATGACTGCCAAACCAATGGGGTTCGAACAGCGGGTGTACGTGCTGACCACGATCGCCTCCGCCACGCTCGCCCCGACCGCCGCCGAAGTGACAGCCGGCACGGAGATCACCATCGACCTGCCGGCCCCGGTCAACTTCGCCGGCAGCCAGCAGTACGCCGACACGTCGGACATCTCAACCGCACAGGACAAGCAGCAGACTTCCACCATCTCGATCGAAAACCTCGAGATCGAGATCTGGAAGCCGAAGACCGGCGCGATCGCGTATCCGGCGCTCGACAACCAGACCGAGTACTACATCGTCAAGTTCGAAGGCGGCAACATCGCCGGCGCCGACCCGGCCGCCGGCGATGTCTGCGACGTCGCCCACGTCGAAGTCGGACTGAAATCCGACGGGGCCACCCCCCGCGGTGAAGCCCGCCGGAAGAGGGTCCCGATGGGGCTCACCGAGGCGATCGCCTGGGACGTCGCCGTCCTCGCATGACCGACATCGAACAGGTCATCGCATCGCGCAAACCCCGGACGGTTTCCCGGCCGCTCGTCATGGACGGCGAGCTCCTCGGCGAGATCGACCAGGTACGCGCGATGCGGGACCAGGCGCGTCTGGCCGAACGAGCCCAGCCGCAGGGCCTCGGGTCACCCGCCGAGAAGCTCGGGGCGCAGCTCAACGAGCTGGTCGAGCGGGCCGCCAACGAGGCGGTCACTTTCGTGGCGAAAACCGTCGACGCCGACTGGCTCGACGAGCTGAAACGGAACCATCCGCCTTCCTCCGCCCAGATGGAACGGTACAAGGAACGGGCGGCTGCAGCCCCCATGTTCGCCCGGCCACCGGTCATCAACCCGGACACGGCCGGGCCTGAACTGCTGGCGCAGGCGATGGTCGACCCGGCGATGAACGTCGACCAGGCCGCCCGCCTGTGGGTGACGTCCCGCGGTCAACGCAACGAGCTGTGGTCTCTCGTCTGGGACATCCAGGAGGAAGGCTCCGAACTCCCTTTCTCATCCGCCGGTACCGGTATGACCGGAGGTGGCGCCGGCGAGTCCAATACGCCTGCGACCAGGGAATCCCCGTCTCCGAGCTCGAAGGGCGGGTAGCCGGCGAAGGCGAACCCCGCTGGACTCACGAAGACCGTGCCGTCCTCGAGGTCTGGCAGATCGAAGAGGCCGACCGGTGCCGACGGTGCGGCACCTACCCGTGGGAATGGGACGACAACCCGGCCGCCTACACGTGGCAGTTCCACCGGTGCCCCGGCGACATCGTCCTCGACACCGCCGACCAGGCGATGAGCAGGGAACGTCGCACCGCGGCAGACAACCCGAACGTCGACCGGGCCGGATGGTCCACCGTGATGATCCCGTCCTGGGCGGCCACCGACGAAGACGACCCGGACGACGAACTGTGAGAGGAGCCGGATGGCCGGTGAACGACTCCAACTGATCCTCGAGCTCGTCACCGGCCAGTACAAAAGGGAGGCCCGCGACTCGGCGCGGGCCACCCGTGACATTGCTGCCGCCGCCGAAGAAGCCGAAGCGTCGTCGCGCGATCTGGACTCGTCGTTCAAGAACGTGTCCGGAAAGATCGGCCGGTCCGAAGACGAAGCCCGCGCACTGGCATCGTCAGTGTCGAAGTCGGTCCGGGAGTCGAGGGAGCTGGACGACGAGCTGCGGGCGGTGGCCCGCGGTCTCGGCCTGTCAGAGCGGGAAGCAGCCGAGTTCGCACGGGAGATGCGCCGGGCGAAGGACAACACCGACGACGTAGATCAGAGCGTCGGCCGACTCAATCAGGGTTTCGCCAAGATGAAGGGGCTGATCGCCGGGGCGATCGCCGTCGGAGCGATCGCCGCCGCGGTGCGTGTCGGTTTGAGAGGCGCAGGCGAGGCGATCGCCTCCTACAACACCCTGAACGAATCCGTCAACGCCGTCAACGTGGCGTTCGGTGAAGGCGCCGACATCGTCTTCGACTACGGCGAACAGGTCCATCGGACAGCCGGCCTGGCACGCGGCGACTTCCAGCAGCTCGTCGTCCCGATCGGATCACTGCTCCGCAACTTCGGGTTCGAAGCGACCGCCGCCGCCAACGCCGCCGTCGTACTCACCCAACGGGCCGCCGACCTGGCGTCCGTCTTCGACACTGACGTGTCCGAAGCGCTCGGCGCCATCCAAGCAGCCTTGCGCGGTGAGGGTGACCCGATCGAACGGTTCGGCGCGTCCATCAGCGCCGCCCGGGTCGAAGCGAAAGCCCTCGAACTGGGACTGGCCGCGTCGAAGGCGGAGATCGACGACACCGCCAAGGTCACCGCCCGATACCAGCTGATCCTCGAAGACACCGCCCGGGTAGCCGGCGACTTCGCCCGCACCGCCGACGATCCGGCCAACTTCGCCCGGATCCAGGCGGCCGCCGCCGAGAACGCCCGGGCGGCGCTCGGTGAGGAACTGATCCCCGCCTACCTCGAGATCCTCCAACTCGCACCTGACCTGATCGAGGCCCTGGAAGGGGTCGGACCGGCGCTCGGATTGTTGGCGTCGTCCGTGTCCGCTTCTGCCGACGAGATCGGAGGGGTCATCATCGGCACCCTCCACTTGCTGGCCCGTCTCCCGGTCGCCGTCGAAATCTTCAGCCTACAACTGGAGGACTTGTTCGCCCGGTGGTCGGAAGTCGGAACAGAGGGCAACGCCGATCGAACGTTCAGACGCCGGGTCCAAGACGTCGAGCAGGCCGGCGACGCCGCGGAGAGGGCGGCCGCCCACACCGAGGCACTCGCCGGCCTGTACGCCCGCCTGGATCTGATCACGGCGATCCAGGGCGGCGTCGACCCGCTGTTCGCGTTGGGCGGTGCCATCTCCGCTCTCACCTCGGAAGGGGTGTCCCTCCGCGGCGAGTTCGGCCAGCTGGCCGCCACCGCCGGACTGTCCGGCGGGGCCCTCGGCGACGCCATACAAACGTTCCTCAACAACTCCGCCCATCTGCGTCTCGCCGCCGACGACGTCGCCTTCCTCCGGTTCGAACTGGAAGTCCTCAAAGACGAGATTGCCTTCTCCGGCGATGTCGGGTTCATCGAGAACATCGAGGACATCAGCAAACGGGGACGCCGCGCGCTAGAGGACACGATCGTCACCTTCGCTGACCTCCTCGCCGCCGCCGAGGAGACCGGCCAGTCGATCACGGAGATCTTCGGATCGGACCTGTTCGAAGGTCAGCCATTCGACTCGCTCGCCCGCATCGAAGTGGAGCTCGCCGGGTTCCGGGACCGGGTCAACGAGATCGGCCGGCAGATCGACCCGATGAAGGGCGCCGTAGAACAACTCGACATCTCCATGGACGAGTTCCTCTCCAACTTCCTCGGCAGCTTCGAACAGCAGGTCGAGTTCGAAGCGAACCTGACCCGCCTCACCGACGCCGGCTTCGGCGCCATGGCCGACCGGATCGAAGCGGTCGGTCCCGGACTGAACGATCTCGTCCTCGAGCTGCTCGACAACCTCGACCAGGTGGCCGCCGCCGAAACGTCCGCACAGAACACGGCGACCGCCTACGAGAACGCCCTCCGCCAACAGTTCATCGCCGCCGGGTTCGACGCCCTCGGTCAGGAAGTGTCGCTGAAACTGTTCGGCGGGATCGGCGAGTTCATCAACCGCAACGCCGGCCGCCTCTCCGAAGACCAGATCAAAAACCTGGCGGCCGGGGTCACCTCACCGGCGTCCCTCACCTTCGCGTCCGATGCGGGAGTCGAAATCGGGGAGAGCATCGACGACGGGATCGCCGACTTCATCCGTGAGCACGCCGACGAGATCGGCTTCGACGCTGTCCGCGACCTCGCGGCCGGTGTCACATCGATCGACTCGCTCGAAGAGATGATGCGGGCCGGCCGCAGCATCGCCGACATCTTCTCGCAGGCTTTCGCCGAGAACGTCCGCTTCGACTTCGACCTGCCCACCCCCACCGTCCGTAGCGGCACGTCGGCGTCGGGTTCCACCGCTATCCCCCGGGCGCATGGCGGTCCGGTCATGGCCGACTTCCACTACCGGGTCGGAGAAGGGGACCGGCCGGAGCTGCTGATGATCCCCGGCGACCGGGGCACCGTCTTCTCCAATACGGATGTGCAACGGATGATCGCCGCCTTCACCGGTGGCGGCGGGCCGGCCGGTCCGGTCGCGGTCCACGTGTACAACCCGGCGTCCACCGTCGACGTCGCGCGAGGCGTCCAGGAAGGTCTGCTCCTCGCCGGTATCAGTCGGACAGTCGAGGTGGCAGGCTGATGTCGTTCACAGCCGACGGCACCGCCCTCGTCCCCACCCACGCCCGATTCGCGCGGCTGCTCAAACACACGTCCGGGTTCAAACGCGGTCAAAACCTGATCATCCCGCACCGGCATGGCGAATGGTCAGACCCGGACAAATGGTATGCGCCGGTCGACCTGCTCCTCGAAGTCGGGGTGCTTCTCGAGGACACCGAAGAGCACCTGTCGGAGATCTCCCGGCTGCTCGGCAAATCCACCGGGCACGTCACCCTCGCCTACACCGACCCGTACAAGGGTGCGATCAGGGCGGCGGTGGAGCTGCTCGCCGATCCGATGCCCACCCAGGACCGGTTCACCTACCTGTTCCGGCTTCGCAACCCGGCCGGCTTCTGGGAAGACGCCGCCGCTACCAGTGTCGGACCGTCCACCACCCCGGCGGTCACCACCGGCGGTGACCGGCCGATCGACGACATGACCGTGACGTTCGCCGGGCCCGGCACCGCCACCCACACCGACGAGAACGGGGTGGTGTCGAATATCACCGTCGACGCCGCCGCCGGCGCCGGCACCTACGACGTTGACTGTGGGGCCCGCACCGTGAAGAAGGCCAGCGCACACCAGGATTCGTTCCTCACCGTGGATCAGCCGTGGTGGTGGAGGTTCTCCCCGGCCGCCGCCCAGACGATCACCTCCACTGTGAACATCACGGTTTCGTGGCGAAACAAGAGCGCCTGACATGGGGCTGAGGTTCGAAGCGTGGACACTCCCATGGTCCAACACCTTCGAGCGGGTCATCGCCGACCTTCCCGTACCGGTCGGTGCCGCCTCCGGTACGGTGCCCCTGTCGGACTTCGGTGAGGCCCAGTTCACAGTCCCATGGGACTACGACCGCCACGACGAGCTCATCTCCGACACCGCCGGCCGGCTGGTCAAAGCCATCGACGGGACGACAACCATCCAAGAGTTCGTCGTCGCCCGGTCCCCCCGCCCACTGGTCGGCAAGAAGGTCACGGTGGCCGGCGGCCCGGACCTCGCCGGCGCCGCCTTCGACAGTGCAGTCGTCTACCCGTGGGACTATCCGGTCGCCCCATCGAAGTTCCCCGACCACGTGTACGGGTCACGGAACCTGATCTCGAACCCGTCCGGCACCGACAACATCCTCAACGAAGTGCAGCGGATCCACATCGACGGAGTGTTCCGCTCCTCGGCGATCGTCGGCGCCATCACCGCGGGGGCCACCAGCTTCGACGTGGACGACGCATCCGTGTTCTTCGCGTCGGTCCCGTTCTCGATCCTTGTCGACTCAGAGCAGATGCGTGTCACAGGTGTCGCGTCGAACACCCTGACCGTCACCCGCGGATACGCGGACACGACGGCAGCCGCCCACGCTGATGATGCGCTCGCCCAGGAGGTCCCGTCCGGGGAGATCACCCTCACCTTCGACGGGCAGACGACTTCGGCGCTGCCATGGAACCCGCATTCGGGGGACCCGGCCACCTGGCACACGACCGCCCAACAGATCGACGCCGCCCTCGTCGCACTCACCAACGTGATCGCGGTGGCGGTCGAGGTCGAAGAGTTCTACGACTCCCGCGGCACTTTCGACCACGCCGACATTCACGTCGAGTTCGTCGACCCCGGCGAACAGGCCGTCGCCCTCATGACCGTCGACGACTCGTCGCTTGTTTCGTGTCAGCCGGTCACTGTCACCCGAGAAGCCGCTGGCGGGGCCGGAGATCCGCATCCGTGGACGGTGAGCAGAAACCCCAACACCGGCCTGGTCCACGGCCAGGACACGACGATACGGGCGTCAGACACGTCGCTGGGTGAACCAGCCGACTGCATTGTGGTCATTCCCACCCGCCGGTACGGCGGCGGCCAGGTCGTCCTCGACGTCGACCCGGGCGCGCTGGCGCAATCCTCGATCGAAGTGCAGCCCACCGTCGCCGGCGACTTCCGATTCGTCCTGCGCGATCTCAACGAGAACTCGATTCCGAACGGAGCCGACCCGTCCTACACGGGCGGCACCCAGCTCGCGACCGGCTCGTTCACCGAGATGTCCCTGTCGGATGTGCAGATCCCGGAGAACACCACCCAGATCATCGTCCGGATCGCCACCGTCGACACCGACGAGACGGCGTGGGCGAAGTTCTACATCCGCAACGCCCACTTCGAAATCGGCTTGGGCCCGCAGCTGCTCGGCCGGATCCTCATCGACCTCCTCGACGACGCCACCGTCGACCACGCCGCCGACATCCGCGGCACCATCCTCGACTGGATCGACTACTCCAGTATCACCGCCACGTTGGACTCGGCGGGAGTGGCGTGGCCACGGGAAGAGTCCATCACCATCCACCGCGGCATGTGGTACGGGCAGCTCCTCGACAAGATCACCCGCCTCGGCTACGAATGGGAGCTCCGCCCCAAAACCACACCGTCAGGCGGCAAAACACATGACTTCCACGTGTACGGGCCGGAAGGCCGCCAGACCGACCACACGACAGCAGCATCCCCCGCCCTGAACGTCGGCCAGTCCGTCATCGACGGAGAAGTCATCTCCCGCATACCCGCCTACACGTCGGTCCTCGTCGAAGGGGCAGCCAACACCATCCTCGAAGATTCGGATGCGACCGCGTTGGCGAACTTCGGACGGATGGAACGCTACGTCGGGGACCGGACTCTCGCCTCGACGGCGTCGCTGCAGGCGGTGGCCGATGAGCAGCTGTCCGCCGAGCAGCGGAACCGGCAGGCCGTCCACGCCGTCGTCCGCGCGGCGGCTGATCATCCGAGGCCGCTCGTCGCATACCGCCCGGGCGACCGGATGTGGTTCCAATTCCCCACCGCCCTGGACAAGACGGCGAAGCGGGTCCGTCAGATCACCTGGACGAACACCGAACCCGCCATCTACGAGATCACCGGCTCACGCTTCTACCCCGGCGAGGACGGAGCGTATGAGGCGATCCGCCGGATGCTCCGCAAGTTCACTCCCCTCGAAGACGACAGGGGCAGGATCAGTCAAGGGCCGATACCGCAGGCAGCTCCGCCGCTCGCCGGGGACAGTTCCGGCGCATATCTTCACCTGACCCGTGCGGCGACCCAGTCAATCGCTGTCGACGGTGAGCCGATCGAATGGGACACGGTTCACATCCCGCCGGTCGGATTCGACGGGTCCACGTCGCTGCCCCGCAACGCCTTCCGGATCGAGCGGCCCGGCTACTACAACGTGGCTGTCACGCTCGGCTGGTCGACGTGGACGGCTGGCGGGTCCGTGTGGGTCACCCGCGACCGGGGAGGCGCCGAGCTGACAGTGTGGCCGCCCGCCGACGACCCGGCCGTGTGGACGGCTACCGGAGCGTCCAGGTTTTCGAGTGTGGCCCCGGCGATCCCCTGCAAAGCTGGTGATCTGATCCGCGTTTATGTCGATGCGGATGACGCCTCCGCCCAGGATCTGGCGTCCGCAACCCTTGCGGTCTACTTGGTCGATCGGGAGGTGGGAGCGGACGGTCCGATCCTCGTCACAGCCGGGGTTGCTGTTAGACCAGCATCACCCACCAACGAAGTGTTCTTGGATGCCACCTTCGAGCTGTTCTACACGTCCGGCACGGTCATGGTGTCGAGGGAGTCGGACGGGACCGGCGCATACACGGTCGACAACGCCATCGACATCTACGTGAACGGGGTGCTCGAGCACACCGACCTCACGGACCCGCCAGCTGCCCGCGGTCCCACCGATATCGCCAGCTTCCTGAATCCGGGGGCGAACACGGTGCGGATCGTCCTCAGAGATCAGGGCGGCGTGAGCGTGTCATCGACGTCGATCTGGATCGTGCCGGAGGTATGAGCTGATGGGATGGATACCGGACGCTGACAACAAGGTCGCGGTGAAGAAGGCCGGGACGCTCATAGGCACTCGCTCGGCGATCAACCTGATCGAAGGCACCGACATCACCCTGACCGTCTCCGACGATTCGGGTAACGACGAAGTGGACGTGACGGTCGGTTCCACCGCGTCAGGTGGTGGCGGCGGTTCGGTGTTCGACACCAAGGCGTTCATCCACACCCCTGCCGCGGCGGCGGCTACCGAGGATGACGAGTTCAACGACGCTACGAACATGTCGGGACCGTCGAACGGGCTCGACGCGAAATGGTCGAAACGGAACCTGGGGACAGCCTCGTGGCTGGTGTTGGATGACGCGGTCGCCGCCGGCTGCCTGTATCTGGATATTCCTTCCGGTGAGTCCGCCGACCAGGCGATCTATCAGGCGGTCCCGTCGGGGGACTTCACTATCGGTTGTCGGGTGGCGATGCATCAGCCCGCCTCGTCCCGCGTCATGTTTGGCTTGTTCGTCGTTGACACCTCCGGGAACGGCACGGGCGTGTTCGTCGACAACGGCGACGCCGACGTGTTTCTCCGTCAGGTCACCTCATGGGCGAACGGGGCGGGGGCCACAGACACAACATTCGACTTCCCGACCAATCTCTTCGCCTCGTACGGGTGGCCGATCTGGTTGACGCTCGCATGGGACGACACCGCCGAAACTGTCACATGCGGCGTCTCACCCCACGACCGGATTCTCATTCCGAAATACACGACGACACGCGCCTTCGACGGCATCACCATCGCCCATGTGGGGGTCGGCCGGATATTCGGGACCGGGGCTGGGGACTTTATCGTCGACTCGTTCCGCAAGCTCGCCTGACCGTCGGCGATGGAACCGTTCGGAGGGGGTCTAGGTCAATGTTCCCCCGGGGTTTCACCCCGGGATACCCTCCGGAGTGTCCGGTGGGTATCGATCATTTCAAGCCACACTGCGACCGCCACCCACACGACGACCACACCCACACCCGCAACAACCCACCTCATAGGACTGCCCCCATGTGGGACGGGCGAAGATAGAACAGGTTGTCGTGACGTGGCATCCGCCCATCGAACGGCACCAGATCAGACCTCGTGTCCTTCCCCCGGCTCAACCGGAACACCCGATAGTCGTTCACATCAAGGATCCACTCCACCACACCGGACCGGTCCCCAGCTCCGATCGTCGACGACTCAACACACAAGGCGGGCGCGTCGCCGGACGACAGCAGCCGTTCCCCACCTTTCAACGCGTCGAGCTCCCATCCTTCGACGTCCAGTTTGATCGCCGCGGGCGGGCCGTACTCGTCGGTGAGAGAGTCGAGGCTCCTCACTGGCACCGGGATAGAACCCGTCCCGTCCGCGAGCGTGTTCCCGGCAGCGTTGTCCAGGTCGGTGACCATCCCCGTCCCGTCCCTAAGTCCGATGGCTGCATGATGGGCGGTCACGTTCGTCAGCCCGTTGCGGTCTGCGTTCGCCGCGAGGACAGTGTGAGTCCGAGGATGAGGTTCAAAGGCATGCACGTGTGACGCATGCCGAGATAGGGGAAGAGCGATCGCCCCGATGTGGGCTCCGGCGTCGACCAAGATCCCGCCGGCAGCCACCCGGGAAAGCACCTGCACCGTGCCCGCTTCGTAGGTGCCGTGGTAGTAGAGGGCGGCATCGTTCGGCCGTCCGCCACGAGGGTCGATGTCGAACCGGAAACCGGCCGCGTTAACCGTCCCAGCCGGCGGTTTCGGTGCGTACTTCCATGATGCACGGATCAGCTCTGACGGCGCCCACCGGTCAATCAAAAAGGGGACGATCCGACGTTCCAAGGCTTGAAGCGTTTTCACCCAGATCACCGTACCCGATGTTGTCTAGGCCAGGAGATTCAATGCCCCCCGACCTGACCACCGAGCATCTCCTCGAAGACCTCTCCAGACGTTTCTCCCGCGTTGAACGGGCACTCCTCGGCGACGACTCCATCGGACATCTCGGCCTGCTCAAACGTACCGAAATGCTCGAAGTGCTCGGCCGGGACTCGCAGAACGTCCACGACGGGATCGACGAACGCCGCCGTGACGGTGACGCCCGGGCACATGAACGTATCGACCGGGTCGAGAAGAAGATCGACAGGCTCTTGTGGGCGTTCGCCGGGGCGGGCGTCGTCGCCGGCGGGTCTGTCGCCGGACTCATCCGGGCCCTCGGCGGCTGACCACTAATCACGAAGGAGAGCTCCGTATGGCTGACCGCTACCTGTCGCGCGCCGACTGGGGTGTGAACACGAATCTTCCCCGGCTCGGCTTCAACGTCGATCCGGCCAGACGCACCGAAGCACACATCCATCACACCGCCGCGGTGGACACGTCGGACTTCACCAAGAACCGCTGGACCATCAAGAACGCCATCAAATATCAGCGGCAGCTACAGACCATCCGCCCCGACCTCGGCAAAGACATCCCCTACACCGAAGTGTTCTACGTTCTCGAGAACCTGGATGTGGCGATCATGGAAGGCCGCGGCCTGTCCCGCACCGGGGCGCACACGGCCGGTCATAACACGGCCGGGTTCGGTTGGGCGGTCGCCGGGAACTTCGACCTGGGCGACCCTGACGCGATCGACGTGGTGATCGCGTCGATCGACAACCGGATACGGTGGCTCCGCAAATCCGGGTTCCCGAACCTGACCGACACGCATCCGGCAGGCCGGATCGTCTACGGGCATCGGGACACCAAAGCGACAGCCTGCCCCGGCGGCCACCTGTTCGCAGCTCTCCCCCGGATCACCCTCGACCCGCCAGCCCCTCCCCCGACTGGCACACCGCCACCCGACGCCCCCGCCGACGACGTGCCGATCCTCGCAGCCCCCACAGTGACATTGCCGCAGCTGCAACGCTACGCCACCGCCCGTAGAGGCACCGCCCGCTTCCGCGAGCTCATGGTCTGCGTCTGGCCCCAGTCCGTCGCCTACGGCGTCGACCCGGCTGTCCCGGCCGCCATCATGGACCATGAGGCCGCCGGCGGACACTTCGGCGGCGTGCTCGGGCCCGAGCATCACAATTGGGGCGGCATCAAGACCACCGCCGGCGGCGACAACAATGATCCCGACGCGCACGCCCGCTTCCCCGACGACGAGACCGGCGTGCGAGCAGTGATCCAGCATGCCGCCCTCTACGCCGGCCTGTGGATACCCGGCGAGTTGCGTGTCGATCCCCGCCACTTCGATTCGATCCGCGGGACTGCCCGGTCGCTCCTATCCGACGGTTGGCGGTGGGCCGGCCCCGACCACGGGCCCAACGTCGCCACCAAAGTCCGCCGTATCCGTGCCGCCTGAACATCAAAGGAGACCCACATGACGAAGATGACATGGCCTGCCATCACCGAACGAGCCCTCTGGACGTCGATCGAATCCGCTCTGGCTGTGATCGCAGTCGAATCGCTACTTGACGTGACCATCCCGATTCTCGCGACGGTCGGGGCGACCACCCTCTTCTCGTTCGCCAAGTCGGTTGCTGTCCAGCGTCTCCAAGTCCTGGGACGCATCGGCGTCGAACGAGGCCCCGTGTGAGGAGGTGCGGCGTGGACCCGTGGCTTCCCTGGGTGATCGGCGGCACCGTGGTCGTCGTGATCTCTCTGCTCGTCCTGATTCCACGCTTGTGGGGTGGTGACGACCCGCCCGGCTAGACTTGATCCACGCCGGTCTGGAGTTCGATAGCCCCTCGGTTCTCTTCGGAGGATCGGGGGGCTTCCTCTATTGGTCCTCTTCGTAGTCGATCGCCCACACGACACCCTCGACCTGTTCGTCGGTGGTCCGCACATACAGCCTGGTAGTTTCCAACCGGACATGCCGCGCGAACCGGGCCACCGCTGCGATGTCCGGCGTGTGGTCGTTCGCGTTGGTGATCGCCGTGTGGCGGAGCACATGCGGCTGCACGTCGCCGATCCCCGCCTCGTTCGACACCTTGCGTACCCACTTCCACACGGTTGTGTCGGTGACATGCTCCCGGCCCCGTGACCCGGGGAACAGGTACGGGCCGTCGCGACGATAGGTGCGGAGCTGCGCGGTGATCTTCGGATGCACCGGCATCGGCCACGTCTCGTCGCCTTTGCCGAGCACCTGATACCAGGTCCCGTCGAACCGGTCCCACCGCATCGTGGCGATCTCGTGGACCCTCAACGCCATGTGGAGGGCGACGGTTACGACCAGTCCTTCGGGGTTCCAATGCCGTGCCGTCTTGGAAAGCAGCCGGGCCTCGTGTGTGGAGAGGGCACGGTTCCGGTAGTGCGGTTTCTTCGGGACCTGTATCGCCCCGAGTGGCGAGTCGTGTCGTTCGATCATCTGGTAGTACCACCGCAACGCGGACCGTAACTGTCTGCGTCTCGTGTGGGTCTTAGGGAACGCTTCGCTCAGTGCACGCAGTTGGAGTGCTGTGGCACGCTCAAGATCGACGTCTGCCCCGTCGCACCATTCCAACGCTTGTCGGAGTCTCAGGTCATAGGCCCTGATGGTGTTGTCCGCCAATCCAGACGCGACGAGGTGGTCGCGGAACCTGGACAAGAGGCCATAGTGGCACCCCATGCACGACGGTCGATGGGCCGAACGCCCTATACGGCTTCGGCGAGATTTCCGGTGAGGTCGAGTATCAGCTCGATCTGTCCGGTGATCGGGTCGTGGTAGTTCCATTCGTCCACGACGTGGAAGTTGCGGTCGATGGCACAGCCGATGCAGTCGCCGATGGCGTGGTCGATGCGCGAACGGTTGATGGTCTCAGGATTGAGATACCCCGGATTAGCTTTACTGGCTTCGTAGCCGTCGAGGGTGACGGTTTCACCTGAGATGAAGGCCAGTGAGACGTCGCACACCATAGCGACCGTTACGAGCTCGTCGTCCAGGACCTGCTTGGCGGTCCCGGCTTGCAGCGTCGCGATCCGGTTGCGTGGGATCTGGCGAACGCCTCGCTGGCTGGAGACCTTTTCGAACGCTTTGTTTGAGAGGCCGGCTTTGCCGAGGGCCATCCGGATGCGTTCGGCCTGCTTCGCTCGCCGGGCGCTGATTGCCGGGGTCTGGTCGAGGGTGGTCATTGTGGGGTGCCTTTCTCTCGTACGTTCCGCCCAACTCCTGCCGCTCCGCACGATATCGCAACTGCTAAACACTTGCAAGGGGCGCAGTACGTGGGATGAGTAGCGCAGTAGATACCGCAAATGCTTGACAATTGCGCCTGTAATCGTGCATGATGCACTCTCATGGCACCGAAGAGCACCGTGTATCGGATGGTCGAAGCCGCCCTCGAGGACCAGGGGACCACCTTCTCGACTCTCTTTCCCCAACTCATCGAACAGGGCAAGTCCTACACGGACATCACCATCGAAATCCGTGAACGTACCAGCGTCCCCCTCCACGAAGCCACCATCCGCCGCTGGGCCAAATCCCTCGAGCTCGCCGCATGACCGCCGTCATCACCCTCCTGTCGGTCCTCGATGACGTGACCCGCTGCCGTACGCCTCTGTGCCGTTTCCGCGACCGTCTCGCCGTCGCTCAGCTGTTCGCCAACGGGACGGTCGGGGAGCGTGCGCGATGAGGCCTCGCCGTTCGACCGAGCAGGGCCCGTATACGACGTTCCGCCGCGGGGTGCAGGTCCGCTGCCAGTGGGACGCTCAACCTGACACCGGCTTCTACACGTGCTCCCGGATATCGCTCCCGGGTCGGTCCGTGTGCCATGTGCATGCCGGCCAGAAGAACAGGATCGCGCGCGACCGGGCACGCCGGAAGGCCGCACGTAAGGCGAAACGGGCATCGCGATGACCGCCTCCCTCTACCGGATCAACGGCGCCGAGTTCAAGGTCGAGAAGCGGGGCCGCAGCTGGGAGGTCTCGTTCGACTGTGTCTGTGCGTTGGGTCCGCACTGGCATCTGCTCGGCATCCACGCCACGAAGGCGGCCGCTGAGGCGCATATCGGATGGCCGGCGTGACTCATACCCGCCTTGACATACCCCGCGAGGGGTACGCCCGCAACCCGTCGCGTTTCGCCGTGGTGAAAGACGACGCGTCGTCTGTGGCCACCAGCGACACGTCGACCCTGCAGCGCGACGACGTGTCGCGAAGTGCGGCCGCACCACACGACACGTCGCTTCAGGATCCCGACACGACGCGTCGTGAGGACCAGGTCGACGCGTCGTTTAGGACCTACACGACGCGTCGCGGTGCGATCGGTTCACGACGGGTCTGCGCATGGTGCGAGGACCCCATCCGGCCCAACGCCCGCCGCGATTCTGTCTACTGCTCCAAACGGTGCCGACAAGCGAACCACCGTTTCGTTTCCCACCGCCGCGATCCGTCGACCACGCCGGAGGACGCGACGGCTCCGCTCCGTCTCGCCTACGCCGATCCGCCCTATCCGGGGCTCTCCGCCCGCTATTACCGGGACCATCCTGACTTCGCCGGTGAAGTCGATCTCGTCAGTCTTGTTGCGTCGCTCACGGCCGAATACGACGGCTGGGCGCTGTCGACGAGTGTGCCGGCGCTCCGCGACGTCCTCGCTCTCTGCCCCCCCGACGTACGGGTGGCCTCCTGGCACCGGGGGGAACGGCCGACTGCCTCCTGGCATCCCCTCAACGGCTGGGAGCCCGTCATCTACCACCCGGCCCGCCCCCTTTGGGCCGGCACCACCGATCGGCGCGTGGACACCCTCCAATACGTCGCGCGGGCCCGCACGACAGACCCGAAGCGCGTCGTCGGTGCCAAACCGGCCGCATTCCTCTTCTGGATCTTCGATCTACTCGCCGCCGCACCCGACGACACCTTCGTCGACCTGTTCCCCGGCTCCGGAGGCGCCGCTCGAGCTTGGGAGACGTTCCGCAAAGAGGGCGAGGTCGCGCGATGAGGGCCCCCGGGTGTGCGGTGCTGATCCTGGCGTCGCTCATCTTCGTGGCGTTGGTCGTTGCCGAGGTCGTGGGCGCTTCGATCATCGGATACCGGGTGATCGCCCCATGAGCCGCCCCGTCCAGAACTTCCGCGACGTTGTCGTCTCGCATCCCGTAATGGTCGCTTCCCTGGGTCATGACCCGGTGGAGATCGACCTCAACCCCAACCGCGCCGACTATGTCACCGGCGACGGGCTCGAGGTGTGGATGGAACGTCCCGCGAAGGGCTCCCGCGGCCATCAGAAGACCCGCTTCGTCGACGCCGACGGCAACCAAGTCGGCCCGGTCCATGACAACCTTGTACCGGCCGTCGTGTGGGCGATGAACGAGGGCTGGCGTGACCCTTCGATGCCGGACTGGTTCAACGAGTCCGCCACTGAGCGTGTCCGAGCCGGGGGCATGTGATGAGACGTCTCCTCACCGACCTGCAGCTGCTCGGTACGGCTATCGCCGTCGGGTACGGCGCCCGCCTGATCTGGCCGGTCATCAAAGAAGCGTTCCTGGCTCTCTTCGATGCCGACGCTGACCGGTTCGAAGATGTCGACGGGTTGGCGCATCCGGAGCGGCGCCGATGACCGCCCGTTGTCCTGTTGAGGGGCCCACCGCCTCAACCCCTGCCCTCCCTTCGGTGTTGACGGCCGCTGATGCAGGCCTGGACCGGGTCCTGTCGATCGTCGCCGGCCGGCTGATGGTCGACCCGGATTGGATCACCGGCGACGGTCATACCCGCCGGCCGCAGGCGGCGTTCGCCCGCCGCATGTTCTGTTTCGCCGCCACCTACTACACGGCCGCCACCCAACGGCAGGTCGCCTCGTTCCTCGACGTCGACGAACGCACCGTCGGACGGCTGCTCCGCGGCTACCGGGACGTCGACGGTGTCTGGCAGCCGGGTGCCGCCGCCCTCGTCCAATCCCACGTCGACTGGTACGAGCTCGCCCTCCAAATCCGAGAGGAGATCAACCGAATATGACCTACAGGACCAGCATCAAGCTCGGTGCCCGCTACCGGGACCAGGTGTCCGGATGGGACGGGATCGCCGAAGCGGTCTACTTCTACCGGAACGGCTGTGTCCGAGTGTCGCTCGCCCATCATGACAAGGACGGTCAGCCGCAGGCGTTCGTCTTCGACGAACAGGAAGTGGACTACATCGACGAGGGTGTCTCCCTGTTCGCACCGGTGACGGCCCCGACTGGCGGGCCCCGCGATCGGACTCCGGTGCCGCGATGACTCGTCAGCTTGTGGACCTGCCGATCGGCAAGGTCCATCCGCATCCGCATAACTATCGGGCCGGTCTCGCTGACGTCGACCAGCTCGCCGCGTCTATCCGGGCGGTCGGTCTGATCCAGCCGATCGTTGTGAGGCCGCATCCGGACAAGCCGGGCGAGTATCAGCTGGTGGCCGGGCATCGCCGGCATGCGGCGGCGTCGAAGGCCGGGTTGAAGAAGATCACCGCCGAAGTTCGCGAGGATCTGGACGACGGGATGGCGTATGCGGCGATGCTCGTCGAGAACCTGCAACGTCAGGAGCTGACCGTGTTGGAGGAGGCGGCCGGCTACCGGATCCTGGTCGATTTGGGTTGGCGGCAGAAGGACATCGCTGAGAAGACCGGCCGGTCGCCGGCGGTCGTGTCGAAACGGCTTCGCCTCCTCGACCTTCCCGACGACATTCTGCCGGCGGTGCGGGACGGGAGGATCGGGGTGGAAACCGCCTATGAGGTGGCTCGCGCGATCGGCGACCGGGACGTCGACTCCGCCCAGCTCGTCGCCAACGTGGTGGAGATCCTCACCGACCCTGACGACCTGACCAGCGACTTCCAGTTCGACAGTGACGTGTTGTGGGCGGCGACGACCGCCACCCGCCGGGCTGAGGCGTCCCGGGTCGAAGCGAAGATCGTCCGGGAGCTCACCGACGCCGGCGCTGTCCAACTCAGCGACGACGAACGCAGCAGCGGACGTCCGATCGAAGGGTGGAACGGGTTGGACGTCGACTACGACGCCCACCTGACGGAGCCATGCTCGAGGTGGCGGCTCACATGGCGGGGGAAGGATAGCGGACCGGAATGGTGGTGTGCTGTCCCGTCCCGGCATTTCCCGGACGGCGAGTCGACGGTGAAGGTGACCGACGACTGGTGGGCCGAACACGACCCTGACCGTCACACGGCGACGTCGGAATCCCCGTTCGACCGGAACCAGCGACAGCGGGAAGCCCGCCGTGTCGAGCGAGCCACCTTCTATAAGACGTTGATGGCCGCCGACCCGTACACCTGGCCGGTCACAGTCGACCTGGTCTATCAGCAGGCGATCGCCCTCGCCCTACATCAGGAAATGCATATGACGGGGGAGACGCTGCACATGGCGTTGGATCTGCTCGCCGACGTGACCGGCCAGTCGACACCGAAGTCGGCGCCCGTGTCCCGGATGCGGGACCGGCTGATAGAGCATTTCGCTTCTCACACGCATCAGACCGCCATGGCGATCGTTCTCGCCGCCGGTGAGGGATGGCGTCTCGACCAGAACGACAAGTCCGTGGCCCGTGACTTCGTCCAGCTTCTTGGTTTGGACCAGTGGGACGACGACCAGCAGACGATCGACACGGGGGACGCCGCCTGATGTGCCTGTACATCGACGACGACGACCACACGAATCTCCACTCCGGGTTCCGGCGGGCCCGCAAGGCCCACGAATGCTTGGAATGCCGACGGCCGATCGAGCCCGGCGAGTCCTACTGGTCTCAGACGAGCGTTGATCACTGGTCGAATTCGGTGGTCACCTGGAAGATGTGCGGCCACTGCCGGACCCTGATCACGGTCGGCGCCCAGCTCACCGGCTGCCCGGAGAACTGGTATTGGGAGATGGTCCTCGACCTCTGCGAGGAGGGCTACGGGTTCGCCCAGGACATCCTGTCCCACGACCTCCCAGCTGGGGCACGGTTCCGGTTCCTCCGGCTGATGGTGTTGGCCCGCCGCCAGTGGCGTGACCGCACCGGCGTCGTCGTCGACCTCCCACAGGTCGAGGCGGTGGCATGACGTCGACCCCCCCCCCAGCAGTGCCCGTGCGGCAAGAACATCTGGTGGCATTACGTCCGCCGCACCAAGGCGGGTATCGCCGCCTACTGCAACCTCGGTCCCAGGGTTGGTGGTCGTGTGAGTAAGCGTCTACCACCGCACCGGTCGGCCACGTTGGAGGAGTCGGCGCGTGACGTGTGGGATCGGATCCACCGGTTCGCTCCGGAGGACGTCGGCGTCCAGGAGACGCTGCTGTGACGTTGCCTCTCATCGCCGTGTGCGGGCTCGGCCGCTGCGGGTCCACCCTGGTCATGGAGATGCTCGACGAGGGCGGCATCCACCCGTATCCGGGCGGGTCACCCCGAGGCTACGAACACACCCAGATGCTCGGCTCCAGCGGCCGCCAGTGGCTTCGACATGTCACCTACACCGGAGCCGGTCACAGCATCAAACTGCTGGGCGGCGCCGTCGACTTCACTCAGCTGCGCCGGGCACCCGGCGGATGGGTGTTCATCTGGCTGTCCCGCAACCACGAACAGCAGGCCCGCTCCCAGGCCAAACTCCTCGACGCGTTCCTCCGCCCCTCCACGCCGACACCGTGGGAACCGTTCGCCGACTCGTTCACCACCGAGGAGGCCACCGCCCACACCGCCCTCCGGTCGGTCCCTGGTAGCCGGTTCTACAGCACGTCGTTCGAGCACATCCTGGCCCATCCGTGGGCGTCGGCAGCCGAGCTTGCCGGCTGGGTGGAGCCGCTCACACTCGACGTGGCCGCCGCCGCCGGCGCGGTCATCCCCCGCACTCCGGAGTGCCAGCCCACCCTCGACTTCGAAGCGACAGGGGTCATGTCATGACCTGGAAGCCGCACAAGGAACCGCGCAAGCTGAGTGTCGGGCCGATAACCGCCCACCTGGATGTCGAAGTGCAGTCGCTCCGTTCCGGTCACACCCATGAGGGGGCCCATGACGTGACCGTCAACGGAAAAGCGCTGCGTGTCCTACCTGACCCGCACACAACCGGCAGGCAACGCTCAGACACGCTGAGACGGGCGGTAGACGACCTCGAATCGGGCACGGTGGACACGATCAGGCTGATGATCGGCTATCTGGTCGCCGCCGGCGCCACCCACCTCGAACTCGACGGCCAACCACTCGTCGGTCCCACCGGCGATCAGCTGATCGGTCAGATCGACGTCGACGTGTACGGGACCGTCTCGAAGTGAAGTTCAAGAGGACAGACCCATGAAAGGAATCCCATGACCATCCTCGACGATCGGCTCTCACAACTCGACGGACTCATCCTTGCTCACGGATCGCACGCCAAACGGGACGACGGTATGTGCGCGATGGAGGCCGTCGCCTGGCTCGCCGGGGAAGGCCACACCGACCATCCCGAATGCGTCTCCAAGGTGCTGGCCGACTTCATGATCGGCCTCAACGACAACTGGGATGAAGAGCACCGACAGATCCTCAAGCCGTACCTGCCGCGGCTCGTCGGCACCAACGACGGCCGCGACCAGGAACGAGGCCTGCTCGCCGCCGACTGGCTGATCCGCATCTACACGCCCGCCTGGTTGCGCCTCGCTGGGCTCACCGCCAACGCCGACGCGGTCGCAGGTCTCCCACCCGTCACGGACTGGTCGGTCCTCGCTGACTGCATGACGGTGCTTGAAGACGCCCGCAAGAAGTCGGCCGCCGCTTGGGACGCCGCTGGGGACGCCGCTTGGG